ATTGAAGACGAAGAGTATTGATTAAAAAACCAGTTTGAGAAGTGTCCACCTTCCTGCCTTTTTGGTAGGAAGGTGCTTTATGGTATAAATATATCAAAGGTTCTCCACACTGCTAAAATGAAGTCTTTTCCTGAATTTTGTAAAGAAGCATACGATGCTGAGTTTAGGTCTGGGGCACAAGTAATTCGTACTGGTGAAGGTGGACGTGTCGGTAGGGAGAGAAAGAAAACTCCTGCCGAAATACGTAGAGTATCTCAAAAAACTGATGCACAAGGAGAAAGATTACCAACAAGTTATCCTCCGTTGAGAGCAGATGCTGGAACTAAAAGAGGTTCACAATCTCAGGAACCTACTCAAGAACGTGGAAGTGCTGCTGTAAGAGAAAGAGCAGCAGCAGCAGCAAAAGAAGAACGTAGAAAGTTAGCAAAGGAAAGAGCAGCAGCAAAAAGTGGTGGAGAAAAACCAAAAGCAAAACCAAAAGATTTGATAAAACAAGCATCAAAACTTTTATCAAAGAAACCTGCTGAAGTAGATAAGAGACCCGCAGATCAACCAAAAAGACCCGTTGTTGGTATGAGCAGAAAAGAAAGATCGCAGATTACAAGAAAAGGTCAAGAGAAACTTGAGAAACTTGTAAGGCAATCTGAAGCACAAAAACAAGGAAAAAAACCAGAAGATGTTAAACTCAAGAACGACTATAGAACCTGGTAACTCTTATTCTGGGGCCTTCAAAGTGTCCCTATAATGTACCAAACAAATCAAGGTTATGCTCAACGCTAACGATTTTCTTTCGACCAAAGTCTCTGCACAAATCAACAAAGAGCAGAGCACAGATCCCTATTCAAATTCTTCTTTCAAATCTCTCAAAAATCTTTCTTCTAAAAAGAAGGGCAAATACTTTGAGCACATTTATCAAGAGTATATGGAGTCTAAAGGTTCTGTTGTAGAGAAACCACGGAACTCTGATCATGATCGTATTACTGACGGTCGCAAAAAAGAAATTAAGGGTTCTTTTCTCTGGGGCGTTGGCACTCACTTTCGCTGGCAACAAATTCGCCCTGATCAAGACTATAACGATGTAGTTTTTATTGCAGTTTATCCTGATCGCCTAGAAATATATGAGGCAGATAAAGAAACTGTACGTTCTGCTGTTGAAGTTCAAGACAAAAATGGCAATTGGGTGTATAATCAACATGGAGGAAAACGTGTCAATTCTGGTGCATTCTTTCTAGATGGATTTCCTTCCGATTTTGTATGGATGAAGCAAGTATGATAGCAAACATTGATTGTATAGACTACCTAAAAACTATTGATGATAATAGTGTGGATTTGGTTCTTACCGATCCACCCTATTTTATTGGTTTTGATGGTGGTAAGGGATGGGATTCTCAATGGAAATCAGAAGATGAATACTTATCTTGGTGTTCATTGTGGACGCAAGAATGTATTCGAGTTCTGAAACCAAACAGAATGTTAATTGTCTGGGGAACACTCAAAACAGAGTCTTTCTTGAAATATAAATTACAAACTAACACAGATTCCCGCATCACACCACAGAATGAGATCATCTGGAGTTATAACTGGGGAGGACGTGCCAAGAATAACTTTGCCCGTAAACATGAGTATGCTTTCTGTTGGTCAAAGGGAGAAACATTCCTATTCAATGATGATGATGTGCGAGTAGAAAGAAAAGTCAAAAAGAATCTCCGCACAGGCAAAGACTATGAGCAGGGTACAATTCCAACTTGTATTTGGGAAAAAAATAATCACACAACTTCTAAGGATTACATTGGATGGCATCCGACTACCAAAAATCTTGAAGTATTAGAAAAACTGATTCGTGCATATACGAATCCAGGTGATACTGTGCTCGATTGTTTTATGGGTTCTGGATCCACTGCCATTGCAGCAAATCGTTGCAATAGAGAATATACTGGTACAGAACTTGATGTTGAATATTATACCAAAATACAAGAAAGAATCCGATTAGAAAATCCACTTGAGGTTTGATAAAATCTTGAAAACAATTGTGTGGGGGCCTTCAAAGTGTCCCTATAGTATAACCACTCCAAAATTATGAAAACTGTGAAAGTTCCGATCACAACTCTGGAGACTCTGATTGAGAGTCTTGCAGATGCGATTAATGTGTGCTATAATGTAGATTCCAAATCCAAACGTAGTGAACTATCTTATCCTTATGCGACAGGATATAGTCGTTCGGCAATGCTCAGTATTCAGGAGCAACTTAAGAATCTGAAAGAATCTGCCAAATAAGAACTCTGGGCAGCAACAGTAAGTCTTGGCGGATTAGTTGCGTAAGTCCCACATTTGTGTTATAAATACTAATAGTCAACGCCAAGACTTACGATGAAAGAATACTACACTTACGCTTATTTGCGTGAAGATAGAACACCCTACTATGTTGGTAAGGGGAAAGGAAATAGAATAAACGATTATCATTCCAAGTTTGTAAAAGTTCCACCTAAAGAAAGAAGATTATGCTTAAAGCAAAATCTAACTGAAGAACAGGCATTTAGACACGAAATCTATATGATTGCTGTATTGGGTAGAAAGGATTTGGGAACTGGTATTTTAATCAACAGAACATTTGGAGGAGATAATCCTCCTAGAAATGATACTGGTGGATGGAACAAAGGATTAAAAATGAACTTTTCTCCAGAAAGAGCAAATAAAATATCAGAAGCATTAAAGGGAAAATCAAAATCCGAAAGTCACCGAAAAAACTTAAGTGAAAGTAGAAAAGGAATAGAACCTTGGAATAAAGGTAAGAGTAGATTTGCTTCAGAAGAAGATAAAATTCAACAAAAAAGAGAGTATAATAGGATACGATCTGCCCGATTGAGAGCAGAACAGAAACAAACTCTGGGGGCCTTGAAAGTGTCCCTATAATATGAGCACAACTTTGATGAACATTGAACTGAGACCCCATCAAATTCGTGGTGTTGATGCTATGTCCAAGCACAACAAAGGTCAACTTATAAAACCAACTGGGGCAGGGAAAACTCTTACTATGATTGCTGATGCACTCAAAGAGTTTGCTAAAGAAACTCCACAGACCATTGTTGTTGTTTCTCCTAGAATACTTTTGAGCGAGCAGTTATCCAGTGAGTTTCTGGAGTTCATCGTTGATGCTGCTGTGTTGCATGTGCATTCAGGAGAGACAACTCACTTCAACACAACCAAACCACTTGATATTCGCAACTGGGTGGATACTCATAACTCACGTCACAAGTTGGTATTCACAACCTATAACTCTCTTCAACGTTTGGTTGATGCCGAGATTGATGTGGATACGATATACTTTGACGAGGCACACAATTCCGTCAAACGCAACTTTTTCCCTGCAACAGAGCACTTCTCCGCAAATGCAAATCGTTGCTACTTCTTTACTGCAACTCGTAAGACTTCAGTCACTCCCTCTAAATCAGGAATGAACGATGTGGATGTCTATGGTAACATCATCTGTCGTGTTTCTGCACCTGAACTTGTCAAGGGTGGATACATTGTTGCTCCCAAAATTATAGCAAAAAGATTCCAAGTTATGGATGGCAAACAAATCACTGCTGAATGTGATAGTAGCAATCTATTGGAAACTCTTGACGAGATTGATTGCAAGAAGATTCTAGTTTGTGTGAAGTCTGCAAAGCAACTTATCAATCTGGTATCACAAACTGATTGTATCACTAAACTACAATCTCGTGGATACTCTTACCTTTATATCACCTCCAAGACAGGAGCAGTAGTTGATGGTAAAAAAGTGGATCGTGAGGTATTCTTTGATACTCTCAATGCTTGGGGTAAGGATACCACCAAGAAGTTTGTTTGTCTTCACAGGAGTATATTATCGGAAGGAATCAACGTCAGTGAATTAGAGGTAGTCGTTTTTCTTCGCAATATGGATGTGATTGAACTTACTCAAACTATTGGTCGTGTGCTACGCAAGGGAGGCAAAGATAAGGTCTGGGGTCTATGTGTTGTCCCAGTATATTCCAAAGTGGGTATAGCAACCGAGAGAGCACTTCAGAATGTTGTTGATGCTGTGTTTGAACGTGGTGAGTTATTGGATTCGGTTGTGAGGAGGTGAGACTCAATGAGACCCCAGTCCACCACTGGGATCAAAACCTAATTTTTTGATGATTCTACCCCAAGGGTGTGATAGGTCATTCATCACAAACGAAAACACCGATTTTTTGGAAAGTAACACAAATGAATGAAGGATTCTTGATTGATAAGGGTGTGTATGCAGCAGTACCTTTCGGGGGGCAACTTATGATACTACACGATGGGCAACAGTTGAAGTTATGTAAAACTGAAAGTTCAGCAAGGAAATATATTGATTCTTTGAGAAAGGGTAAGAGTGTCGCAGAATTACCCATATAATAATAACTCTGGGGGCCTTCAAAGTGTTTCTATAATGTAATAACTCAATTCAGATGACCACTTCACATTTTATAGATCATCTGGAAACAGGTGTTGATTGGAATAAAGTTTTCGGTGTTGTTGATTCTCTTTACTCTGATAAAGGATTCTCTTCCAATGCTGATAACTTTGCTCGTGCTACTTGTGTAGAAAAAGCACTTGCTAAGTTTTCTGGTATTGTTCGTGTAGATCAGAATGGATATGATTTCGTGTGGGATAATGGTAGTGGAGAACTGAAGAAAGTTGAATTGAAGATGGGGCAAAACCTATTCTACAAACGCAAAGATGTCAATGCCACAAAGAAGTTTAAGGTTAAATCTTTTCTATCCGAAACCAAAACTGTAGAGGATTTCAAGAAAGTTTCTACCTATGATTACTTGTTGGTGATTGATCTTTCTGCTCGTCGTGTATGTATTGTGGAAGATGAAGTTGCTCGTTCATTGTATCAAGAAGGTGCAGATGGTGCAATGATTGAATTGAAACTTGGTGAATATTATCAGTGTGATATTGGTGAAGTCAATGCTATTGCACCTTCACTTACACTTTCTGAGCAAATCAAGCAAGCAATCGACAACTACCTTGACTTCTAATATAACATTCTGGGGGCCTTCAAAGTGTCCCTATAGTATGAAGAACACACACCTAGAACACCCAGAAGATGAGATTCTCACAGGTGACCTATCTGTGCTGAATTGGTTCACTGCAAAATCAAAGATTACCGTCAAAATTGATGGTGCTCCTGCAATAGTTTTTGGTACAAACCCAGAGAACGGTAAGTTCTTCGTGGGCACCAAGAGTGTCTTCAATAAAGTCAAGATCAAAATCAACTATTCAGTAGAAGATATTCTTCGTAATCACGGCAATAATGTTCGTGTCTCAGAGATTCTGATTGCTTGCTTTCACAATCTACCACGAATCTCTGGTATTATTCAGGGAGACTTTATTGGTTATGGTGGTTCCGACACTTATTGCCCAAATACTATCACCTACAAGTTTCCAAAAGTAATCACTCAACCGATTATCTTTGCCCCTCATACAACCTATTCTGGGAGCAATCTTCGTGATTGTAGTGCATCCTTCGGTGCGAAAGTTCGTGCCTGTTCTACAGTCTTATGGGTGCGTCCTAGAGTGTCTCTAACTGCGGATCGTGAGGATATTCTTGACTTCTGTAACTTTGCCCGACAGATGAGCACTTTGTGTGAATTTGTGTCCGAAAAAGAAGCAATCAAGATCAAGAAAGAGATCAACCTTTGTATTCGTGAGAATCGCAAAGTGTGTGAGTATGAGATTGCCGAGAAGTGTAATTGCGACAAAAACTTGATTAGATTGTGGAAACTTGTGGAGAGCATAAAGATGGATTTGTTCTTCTACATTCGTGCTGACAGAAACATTTCCTGTGAGATTGATGGTCGCAGTAGTGAACACGAAGGTTATGTGATTACTAATAAGTATGGTTCATACAAAGTTGTGAATCGCACAGAGTTTAGCAGACTCAACTTCACTCTGGAGAAATCCTGGAGTTAGTAACTCTGGGGCCTTCAAAGTGTCCCTATAGTATGAACACCTCTTCTCAAATCTCTAAAATGAGACAAACTCACCGCTTTGTTTGTATGACTGAAGCAATAGACTTTTTCGTTGAAAAGTTTCACTGGACTCGGCAAGAATCTTGTCACTTTATCTGGGATAATCAGTTCACTATGGGAACTGACCGTGCTATTTGGATCACCGAACCTTCTAACTGATTATGACACTCACCATTCAGGCACGGGCACAACAAACCATCGCAGATTCTGTTCTCAAGAATACTCTGCTGCTGATTGAGTCTCTCAAAGATAACTACCGAGAGTATTCAATTCGTGGTCATCAACATTCTCTGAATCGTTTTGATGCCACTCCTGGTTATCATCAACAAAAGATTGATGAACTCAAGTCTGGTAAGTGTGACATTGATTATCAGATAGTGACTGGTAAAAAGTATCACAAAGTCGTTTATGTTGATGGCGGTGGGAATCGCTCAGTACATTGCTTCATTGATAAACAGACGGGTGAAGTTTATAAGTCTGCCGGTTGGAAATCACCTGCCAAAGGTGTTAGATTTGACCTGCGATTGATCAAAGATCGTGAATACTTATTTGCAAATGCCGATTGGTCTGGAGGATATCTTTACCGATGATTGAAAATCGTGCCCGTATTCTTTCCAGTTTTATTATTTGTTTTGCCTACATTATCACAATGTATCACGACACAACTTTAGGATGCCGATTATATCTGGTGGGCAATTCTCTTGCCATTCCTTATATGATTCGCCATAAGTGTTGGGACATTGTTGCTCTTTTATCTTTTCTAATTGTTGCTGGTTTACCAAAGGTTTTCTCATGAAATTCATCGTTGATCTCTATGTTGGTGGTAAAGTGTTTAAGGAGCAAGTGCAGGCAAACAATCAAAAAGATGCCCGAGAAACTGCACTGGCAAGAAACCCAACTGCAAAAGTAATCGGAGTCAATGTAAGTTTTAAGTGAGTTATAACAACTCTGGGGGCCTTCAAAGTGTCCCTATAGTATGAGCACTACTCAAATGATTGACTTCCCCACACTACAATCAAAAGACGGCACAATGGTTGTTAGTTTTTATCCTGTAGTTGATTCTACTCGTTTCACTCTCCAAGTTCTAACTTGGAAAGGAGTTGATACCATCTCCACCAAGTTGCGCACCAATCGTGATGCTCAACGTGAAATTCAAGATAGACTGAATCACGATTATCTTCTCACTGGAGATAACATTAATTCACCTCAAACCTATCACATTGCTGCTTGCTGATTACAACAAAGTAAAGTAAAGGGGGGACGTGTAAAGTGTCCCTATAGTGTAACCACTTCACTCCAAACCAAACCCAAACAAAATGTCTGCAACTCAATTGATTATGGATACAGTTTCACTTGCGCAAGAATCGAATCTTTCAACTCTGAAAGATTTAATCTCACAAATTCCAGAAATTAAGTATTCATCAGTAAAGTGGATGAATTTGGGAGGTATTCCTTCTGTGTTCATTAACGTATCACTGGATGATAAGAACTCTTGGGTAAATGGTATCTTTCAAAATTCACGATTCGCACAATTTGCGATTCATGATGATATGAAAATTGTGCAGATTTCAGGACGTGGAAAGTCAAGAAAGTCTGCTGTTAAATCTTTTGAGTCTATCACTAATCAACTCACAAAATGGAGTTATTCACTTATCAATTAAACAAAGGGGGGCCCTTCAAAGTGTCCCTATAGTGTAAGCACCTTTCCTTTTCAAACAAACAAAATCATGGGAACTCGTTCACGCATCGGTATTCAACTTGCCGACGAATCTATTCTCTCAGTGTATTGTCATTATGATGGATATCCTGAGTTTAATGGTGTTAAACTCCAAGAACATTTCAACTCTTATGATGCTGCCACTGAATTAATTGATGGTGGTGATATAAGTTGCCTGTGGACAAATGCAGGTTGGAATAATGAAATTCTACCTGAAACTGCTCCACTTTATTATTCTTCCAGGGGTGAAGATTGCCCTCCTCGTCTTGATGCTACCTTTGGTAAGTATCTTGGGAATAATGAAGAGTTTGCCTATCTATTCGCAAATGGCAAATGGGTATGTTACAATAACAGACGTTGGGATGATAAGTTTCTACAACAAGTAGAGATTCCTGTTCCTGTGGCAGTATGAGTAAAGAACTCTAGGGGCCTTCAAAGTGTCCCTATAGTATGAACACTACTCCTTCTTCAACCAAAATGACACTCAAGACCAAAACAATTCAAGAGTTCTTCACAGAAACCGAATGGGACATGATTTACAATTTCATTGGTAATGCTCTGGATAATGATGATTATGAGTGCGAAGATGTTTATGCGATCAGAGCAAAGATTCACAATCTCTTTCTTCCACAATGAACACTCCAAACTGGAAACATAACTCTGGTAAGTGTAAACGAACCAAGGGTATGTGTAAGGGGCAAATTGTTGCTCGCAAACAATCACTTAAATCACTCCTACTGAAACTTTCCAAATGAACAGACAAGACTGCATTGATGAATTGATTGGAACATTTACGAATCGCCTTGAGTGTCTGATTCGTAGAGATGATTATGCCAGTGCCGATGCAATTCATTCAGAATTTGTTGTTGGTGGAATTGAACCTGAAGATGGTAATTATATCTGGTTATTTGTTCCGAATCTTGTTTGCTAACAACTCTGGGGCCTTCAAAGTGTCCCTATAGTATGACCACCTTTTCTTTTCACTTCTAAAATGCAACTCTCGATCCGATGTTCTTCTGCCCCTTGGGAGAACGAAACCACTGATGAAGATCGTGCTATTGATCTTGCATATTCTCTCTCTGAAGAATACTCTTGCGATGTTCAGTTAGTATACACTTCAACTGGAACTATTCACTCTGTTGTTTCAAACTACTAATCAAACTAAATGACTTACAAAGAACTTTTAGATCAGTTACAGCAACTCAACGAAGAACAACTCAATCAAGATGTTATGATTCAAGATTACGACAATGAGTATCATGGATATAAAGTTGAGTTAGTGTTTGCCACTGACGCACAAAACGTTCTAGATGTAGATCACCCTGTAATTCGTTTCTAATGACACAAACCATTTACGTTAGATTCTCTTATGAGAATAAAGTTTCAGAAGAGATTCCCATTCACACTCAGTTAGATCTATCAAAGAACTCTAACCGAACAAGGTTACTCAATCGACTGCTAAAATCAGTTCCTGAGGGTACTGAAGTCTCACTGCCCAAAATGAATAATGTTCTCTACAAATCACCACTAAACAAATGAATTGTCCTGATAACGAAACCTTTGAATTAGCAATCAAGTTGCACAACAAACTTCGATATCTTTCAGGGGGCAATGATAACGATCAAGATTTAGTTGCTCTTCTAGATTGTCTTATTCAAGATCAAAGAACCATCCTAAACTCTCAAACAAAATGACACTCACAACTCCCAACATTTCACTTCTCAGACTCAAAGAACGTGTGCAGAGTTTGATAGATCAACAGGGTGAAGATGCTCCTGTTTGTGCATTTATCTTCACAAATGAAGATGTATTTGTGATGGATAAAGATGGCAATCCTGATCCTGTTCAACGTGAGATTGCAGAAACTGTATTATGTAATCTTGATGAGTACGATCACATTTATACTGAAATCTTTAATGTTATTGAACAAGAACTTGCTGAAATCCAATGATTATCAAAGGCAACAATGCTGTTCCTTTCAAAGTCAACAAAGGAATGAAAGGTTACAATGTCTGGGTATACAAAAACAGCACAATACCCTCTGATGGTATCATTCGACATCACTATAAGTGCCTAACAATTAAGGGTAAATTCTTCTCTCGCAAGGATGCAACTGAAGTCGCATGGGATTATATTGAGAACAACTCTTATGCTCATGTTCACTAACTCTGGGGGCCTTCAAAGTGTCCCTATAGTATGAACACTACTCCTTCTTCTTCAAACAAAATGACACTCACAACCGACGATCTTCAAGATCTTCTCACACTCATTGACTTTCACGATGATTATGAAGAAGTGAAAGATGTATGGGGTATTGATCTCGAACCCCTTAGAGATAAAGTTTCTGATTTACTCACACAATCAACAACAAAATGACTACTAAAACTTGGGTTATTAGACTTGAAATTGAGATTGATGAGAATAGTCATCCTCGCAAGTTTATTCCTGAAGCAATCAATGAGTGTCTGAATCTTGAAGAAGGTGAAGACATTATTGATTACTCATTTATCTGTATTGATTAAACAAAATGACACTCACAATTCAAAGACTTCTGGAAGGGTATTTACTCCAAACCAGAGAACAAATTCAACAGGATCTTCTCACTCTCATTGATAGTGATGATCAGGAATTAAATGATAAGATGTGCCAAATTGTAGTAGACAACTTTGACAAATTCTTTTCAGAAGTCAAATGAATACAAAACACTACATTTTGATTGTTGTTGGTATTACTTTGATGGTGAGTCTCAATGTATTCCTGGCACAAAGAGATTCACAACAAAATGAATCTTATGATGCAATGAGAGCACTGCAATCAAGACCATCTCCAGAGATACAATAACTCTGGGGCCTTCAAAGTGTCCCTATAGTATGAACACTACTCAAAACAAGATGACCGAACAATCCTACTCCTTCAGGGGTATCTTCACTGATAAAAACTATTCTACGCGCCTTGGTTACATGGCACTCACTGCACAAGATGCCTGGAATTTATGTGCAAAACTCAATCCTACTTTTCTTATACAAGATTGGGGACTTGAGGGTCAAGTTGACTGAAACCACTTCTAACACTATCTAACACTTTCCTTCTTCAAACAAAATGACACACTACAATCCTTACGTTCAAAACCTAATTGAAATGGGTTATGATGAACAAGACTGCCGCAATGTTGCTGCTGTTGGTGAATTAAATGTAACCTATCCAAGAAACATTCACGGTCGCATCTTTGAGACTGAAACCGAATACAACGATGCAGTTGCTGACTTTATCAACGGACTTTAATAACTCTTGGGGCCTTCAAAGTGTCCCTATAGTATGAACACCTTCCTTTCCGAAACAAAATGAACATTAACGACCTTTTCGATTCTATCAAACTCACCGAGACACTTGCACTCGAAAACTATCAACAACGTAATGGAGTTGTTGACTATCGCCTTGATGGAGTTTGTAATCATTACTTTCCTATCTGGGATAATGCTAACCCATCATTCAAAAATGGTGAAATAGTTCTCACCTGTAAAGTATCTAAAACTGTAAAAGGTCAGTTACGATATACTTTCCAGGTGAATGGTAAGAGAGTTTCAGAGAAGATGATTCCTTCTACATTCTTATCACTGGGAGCATTTGAGTAAGTAACATTTAAGAGAGGAAGGAGTTATTTGCCTCTA